CGGACATAGGAGACCTATCGTTCTAGCATGTTGAAACAGCATCGATAGCTCATCGTGATAAGAACTTTGGAAGAGAGCTTTGAACACACTAAGGCATGCCTCACTTAAAGTATGGCCTAATGTTTGATCATATCCGCTGTAATCAATGGAATAGATTACTGAACCACGTTCTCTGGCCCAAGCGAATAGTTTGGTGATACGACTATCTACTTCCCCAATCGGATCAATCCAGGCACCTACGGGCATAGCAGATCTCGTCATTAATTCTTGCATGACACCAAAATAACGAGCTTCAACTATGTTGACTGATTGTGGAAACATCCAAACAACTCTCTGTTTAGGTACTGCTGAACCTGAGGATTGGCCACGCCATCCCAGTACACAGGGATACTTCCCTTCAAACCATCCACCGCTTTCAGCAAGCTTCAGATCTGACGAACGAGCTGAATCACGCTTCTTAAAGAAGGGCAACCCACTATTAGTAGTATTCTGCATTAAATCAGCAGCCTTAGCATAACTAAGTGGTCTGAGGATCCTATTAATACCAAAGTTAGCGACAACCTTATCTATTGCCTTGCGCCAGAGATCTTCATCAACATCTATCGACTCAGGTCTAAAATAAGAATCTATCGTATCGATTCTGTCTTCATAAGGTAATTGTACAGATAGTGGACCCACTTTCTGGCTTTGTTTAACTTCGAGCTTATTAAGTTCCTCAGGTATATCATGATGCGCAAACAGTATCTTGCTCCACTTCTCTACGATCTCAGAACGAGGAGCACCATCCCATAAGGGGGTTCGGATATCATTTGGCATCCCTTTCGATACTCTGGCAAGATAAGAGGTAAGACGCGCTCCAGCTACACTATCACTAGCAAAACCGCGAGCTTGCTCAGCTGTCACCTTGTTTCTTTTCATCATTCGTCTCCTGTGATGAATATTGGATCTTTGCAGCCATGCTCAATGAAATCAGCTTCTTGGGTACCATCTTGAACACGCTTTGCAGTGCGCCAAACGGGCCAACAAGCTGGATAAGCCGTTTTAAATAATGCCTTATCATTGAACATCTCCCATTGCATATCGCAGAAAGCATTCAGTTGCGATACAAAGTTAAAATTTTCATTCTCAGGTATGCAGTGCTCGATCATAAACGCCGCACCTTTCAGATTAAGTGGATAATCTTTGAATGAGTAATGCACACAAACTGTTCTGCCATGTTTCACACGACATAAGTCAGTACGCAAATCAGCCACCACTAATTGTCTGCCTCTTTTAGGACCAACAAATGCTTTCTCAGTGTTAGATGATTGCTCAAGATCAACACCATCTGGTATAGCCGCAGCATTGTACACCACAACCGTCAGGAGTAGAGGCACTAAGATGGCCAGAATTTGACGAAATTTATTGGGCATAATTGCCTCCATAGTAACGTAGATTAAAAGAAAAGAG